TTACGGGGTAATGCCAACCGCTGCCGCCACTTTGTCGCCACTTGGCAGCGTTGCCAGAGGATTGAAACGGAGCGCCGTTTCCAGATGATCCGGTGCCAGATGTGCGTAACGCATAGTCATTTTTATATCGTGGTGTCCGAGAATTTTTTGTAAGGCCAGAATGTTTCCACCCGACATCATGAAGTGCGCTGCAAACGTATGGCGCAGAACGTGTGTGAGTTGACCGCGAGGGAGCACGATAGACGTTTTTTCCATCACGGATAAAAATTGAAAATAGCAGTCTGTGAAGAAATTGAACCCATCGAGCGCCATGATCTCTTCGTAAAGCTCTTTACTGATAGGGATGCTTCTGTTTTTCTTCCCCTTCGTTCTGACAAAGGTAATTCGGTATTTGGTCACCTGTGAGCGGGTAAGATTTACGGCTTCACGCCAGCGTGCGCCTGTGCTTAAGCATATCTTAACTACCAGTGCCAGAATTGGGTCCTGACGTTTGCAATCAGCCAGCAATTCAACAATCTGCTCATGGGTAAGCCATGCCATCTCTTTTTCTGCGATGGTGAATTTTCGCATGTTCTCCAGTGGGTTCGGATACGACCATCCGCCCAAACGGGATAGTTCGCTAAAAACACTACTTAGATAGCTTTGCTCCAGGTTAATGGTGACCGGGCTTGCTCCTTTCTTCCATTTCTCGCTGAAGTAGATCTCGCCTGTCAGGCGTTTATCTCGATAGTGAGCAAACATTTTTGAGGTGAGATCAGTTGCAAGGGGATTTCCCAAGGCGTCAACCATCAACAGCAGCTTGTTGTAGACATGCTGTCCGGCAGTAAGAGATTTGCCATGTAATTTGAACCATAGCTCAACCATATCTTTCAGTGTCCGACGATCCACTGATTCGCCCAGCCAGGGTTTTGCTTCTATTTCCCCCATGGTGTATCGCTCGAAGGCCAGTGCTTCGCCTTTGGTGGCGAATTGTTTACGCACACGGCGTCCGCTACGTCCGGCGGGGTAACATTCGCAAAGCCATTTTCCTGTGGTGAGTTTTCGTACTGCCATAAAAAATGCCCTCATATCAGAGGGCTAAATTTAACTGTATATAAAAACAGTATTCAATGTATTTTTTACTTAGTAGCATACATGTTCATGATTAATCTGTTTCTTTATCACTTCCAGTTACTTTAACTTTGTCTTTGATTGTATTCAAAAATGACGCAAAACTCGGTGGTTGCTCTGTCTGACCTGAAAATGCAGAGTCACCTGAAATATTCCAATCCTTAAAGACTTCTATTGCATCCTCTTTAGTTGCTGTAGAACCGTATATCTGCAAAAAAACTTGACCAAACATCAAAGCATGTCGACGATCTTTTCGCCTGATCGATTCATGTGTGTACTTTTTTGAGTTACTAAGGCAGATATATGATAGCCATGAAAGAATGGCGATTCCAACTAATCCTCGCGTGAAGATATATATTAACTGAAGGTTAGTGAGATTTTTTAAATCTAAGTTCATGTATAATGTAAAAAAAGCAGATACTACTGCAAGGAAGCCAAAAAATACCCCTGCAATAGACCAGATAATAGACATCAATATAAAATGTTTGTCATCACTACCAAGATCTGATTTAACATCGTTAACATAGGTGGGGATTTTATCATCGATTCTTTGTTGCTGTACTTGGCTACGGAGTTCCTTATTTTCACTAATCAATGAATTAATTTGTTTTACGTTGTTTTCGATTATTGCGTTTTTTCTATTAAGATCCTGAGTATAATGCTCTAACTGTAGAGTTAATATGCTGTTTCGTTCTTCTAATTGTATTATATGTTCTACATAATTATTAGGTTCAAGTGATTTTACATTTTTTCTTTTATTGGCTTTATTTTCATTTATATTGGGTTCTTCATCCATCGGTGGCCTAGTTATGTATTTTTCAATTAGCGCTAGGTTATTATGAGCTTCAGAAAGCTCTCCTGCTTCTATTAAGTCTTTTATATGAGAGTAGAAGTGTTTTGCTATATTTTCAGACTGTGAATCAAGAAATTCTAATAGGTGTTTTTTTATTTCGCTATCTTTATTGGTTGGTTCAGTCATGATGTTTCTCTTTATACATTTTTAGTAAAAACTCTTTTACATTTTGCCAAAACGATAATGTCAGTAAGTAAGCATTCAAAACTTGCGTTAGTGCCTACAACTTTAACCATACCAACGGGTATGCGAGTCAAATCTTTGATACTTATTTTCCCTTCAATATTCACAAGCCACTTGCCATCAGTAACTTCATTAAATTTTGATTCTACAATATATATTTCCTCATCAATGAATACTGCTAAAGGTTGCAGAAAGGTTCCTTCTAACAACTTAGAGTCAAAAGTCAAGAAGGTTTCTTGAGCAAGAGATCCATCAATTATTTTATGATATGGGATAGTGATAGTATCGTTTCGAGGCTTTTCAAACATTGCCCCGTTACCAGTGGTTAGCCATGTTAATGAAGCACCGGTTTCCAGTGAGCATTGAATAATCCAGTCAGCAGGAAAGGTATCTCTCATGTAACGATTGGCTAATGTACTTTTTGATACACCAATATGATCAGCTAAAGCTTGTCTTGTCTTAAATCCATAAGCCAAAACGATTCGCTCTATTGCTGCTTTTCCACCTTGGTTAATAGTAAAAGAGTTCTCATTTTGGATGTCTTGTTCTCTATTGAGATGTTGATGCTTGCTGTCACAATTGTTGTGACTTTTTTCTGCATTATTTGTAATGCTTCCCTTCTCGGTATCAGTGCCAAATGCCAACCACTCGACCGGCACTCCAGTCTCCATGCTACAGATAACAACCCAATCAGCAGGGAAAGTGTCACGGGCATACCTGTTCGCCATTGTACTTTGCGATATACCTAGGTGATTACAGAATGCTTGTCGGGAAGAAAAACCATAGGCTTTCAGTATCCGATCTATAACCGATTGCCCTCCGCGATTCTGCATGATTAAGGATTTCTTTTTTTCGTCCACATGGCGAAATGTGATTTCATGTGTTGACATAACCGATTTGTGATCCCATTCTCCGAAATGTGAAGTTAAAGCCACGATTAAAACTGACTCACCACAAGCCAATAGGAGATGTTGCATCATGACCCCTAACATTTCAATAACCCTGAATACGCCACATGTCACAATTGAGCGTTATAGCGAACTTACTGGTCTTTCAATCGACACAATTAACGATATGCTGGCTGACGGTCGCATCCCTCGGCATCGCCTTCGGAAAGACAAGAAAAGAGAAAAGGTAATGATCAACCTTGCTGCTCTTACCGTTGATGCACTTACTGATTGCAATGTTGTATTCAACTAGTTCCATTTTGGGATACATCAGAGGTGTCGACCATGTTTGATTACCAAGTTTCCAAACATCCACATTTTGATGAAGCCTGTCGTGCATTCGCACTGCGCCACAATCTGGTGCAACTGGCAGAACGTGCAGGCATGAATGTGCAGATTCTGCGGAACAAACTGAACCCAGCTCAACCTCATTTATTAACCGCACCAGAAATTTGGTTGCTTACCGATCTGACTGAAGATTCAACGCTGGTAGATGGTTTTCTGGCACAGATTCATTGTCTGCCATGTGTTCCGATTAATGAGGTGGCAAAAGAGAAACTACCGCATTACGTCATGAGTGCAACCGCAGAGATCGGGCGTGTTGCTGCAGGTGCGGTATCTGGCGATGTAAAAACCAGTGCAGGTCGTCGTGATGCTATCAGCAGCATTAACTCTGTAACACGACTGATGGCGCTGGCCGCTGTTTCATTGCAGGCCCGTTTACAGGCTAATCCTGCGATGGCGAATGCAGTTGATACCGTGACTGGCCTCGGTGCTTCATTCGGTTTGCTGTGAGGTGCTTATGCTGACGAAAGAACCATCATTTGCATCGCTGCTGGTAAAACAAAGTCCGGCAATGCACTACGGTCACGGCTGGATCATGGGTGAGGATGGTAAACGCTGGCATCCGTGCCGTTCACAAGATGAATTGCTGGCAGAACTATCTACGAAAAAATGGGGGAACAAATGGCTATTGAAGGCGCTGCGGCGACTGTTCCATTAAGACCCGGTGAACGCCTGAATGGACTTAATCATATTGCGGAGTTAAGGGCGAAAGTTTTTGGTTTGAATATTGAGTCAGAGCTTGAGCGGTTTATTAAAGATATGCGTGATCCACGGGATATCAATAATGAACAAAATAAACGGGCACTGGCTGCTATATTCTTTATGGCAAAAATTCCAGCTGAACGTCATAGCATCAGCATTAATGAGCTGACCACTGACGAAAAGCGGGAGCTGATTAAAGCAATGAATCATTTTCGTGCGGTGGTGAGCTTATTTCCCAGACGGCTAACCATGCCGAATTAACCAACTAATGAAATTAATGGCGTAAACCCGCCGGGCATCCCTTTATCTAAATTCAGGAGAATTGATTATGCGTAATATTGAAATCCTCACGACTAAAACCGGACCGGATGACGCAGGGCTTAATATTTTACTGACAGAGGCTCGTCTGGAAGAACGCCGGGCAAGGGCTGAAGCAATGGCAGCTCGCCTTGATAGCCTGGCGTGTCATATCACATCCCGCCAGCTAAACCACGTCGAAGCGGCAGAACTGCTGCGTGTAACTGCTGAAGCAATCCAGAACGAAGCGCAGGAGATCCACTAATGGCTGATGCAATGGATCTCGTACAGCAGCGCGTTGAAGAAGAACGCCAGCGCCATATTCGTGCTGCCCGTGCCAAAACACCGGGCGTGTCTCGCGTGCTTTGTATTGAATGTGAAGCGCCAATTCCGCCAGCACGACGCCGCGCCATTCCGGGAGTGCAGCTTTGCATTACCTGCCAGGAAATCGCAGAGCTGAAAGGCAAACATTACAACGGAGGTGCTGTATGAGCACCATCCTGAAATGGGCGGGTAATAAAACCGCCATTATGTCCGAACTGAAAAAACACCTTCCTGCTGGCCCGCGACTGGTTGAACCTTTCGCGGGTTCCTGTGCTGTGATGATGGCGACGGATTACCCCAGCTATCTGGTTGCTGATATTAATCCTGATTTAATCAACCTCTATAAAAAGATTGCCGCTGATTGCGAATCATTTATATCTCGTGCCAGAGTCTTATTTGAGGAAGCAAACAGGGAGGTGGCTTATTACAACATAAGGCAGGAGTTTAATTACTCATCTGAAATTACTGATTTCATGAAAGCAGTATATTTCCTGTATCTCAATCGTCACGGTTACCGTGGGTTATGTCGTTATAACAAGAGCGGACATTTCAACATTCCCTACGGGAATTATAAAAATCCGTATTTCCCTGAAAAAGAAATTCGCGCATTTGCAGAAAAAGCCCAGCGGGCAACGTTTATCTGCGCCAGCTTTGATGAAACGCTGGCGATGTTGAAGGCGGGGGATGTGGTGTATTGCGATCCGCCTTATGACGGTACGTTTTCCGGCTATCACACTGATGGTTTCACTGAAGATGACCAGTATCACCTGGCATCCGTTCTTGAACATCGATCATCTGAAGGACATCCGGTCATTGTTTCTAACAGTGACACATCCCTGATTCGTTCGCTGTATCGCAATTTTACTCACCACTATATCAAGGTAAAACGCAGCATCGGTGTGGCAGCTGGCGAGTGTAAATCAGCAACAGAAATCATCGCTGTTTCCGGGCCGCGCTGCTGGGTGGGATTTGATCCTTCGCGTGGCGTGGATAGTTCTGCCGTGTACGGAGTGCGTGCATGAGCCATGCTGATATGAACAACTGCAGCGGCTTTAACGAGGTCGCAGCAGCATTCTCATGGAGCAGCCCGAAAAAGGCCATTAACCCTTATCTGGACCCGGCGGAAGTTGCGCCGGTTTCTGCGCTTTCAAACCTGATCACTCTGTACGCTGCCGATAACGAGCAGGAACAGCTGCGCCGTGAGGCGCTGAGTGATCAGGTCTGGGAGCGTTATTTCTTTAATGAATCCCGTGATCCTGTCCAGCGCGAAATCGAGCAGGATAAGCTCATTAGTCGGGCAAAGCTGGCGCATGAGCAGCAGCGTTTTAATCCGGATATGGTCATTCTGGCGGACGTCAACGCCCAGCCTTCCCATATCAGCAAGCCGCTGATGCAACGTATTGAATACTTCAGCAGCCTGGGCAGGCCAAAGGCTTATTCCCGCTATTTGCGTGAGACGATTAAGCCATGTCTGGAACGACTGGAGCATGTACGCGAGAGTCAGCTATCCACTTCTTTTCGCTTTATGGCAAGCCATGAAGGGCTGGACGGCCTGCTGATCCTGCCTGAAATGAGTCAGGATCAGGTGAAGCGCCTGTCTACCCTTGTTGCCGCGCATATGAGCATGTGCCTTGATGCAGCTTGTGGTGATTTGTATGCCACCGATGACGTTAAGCCAGAAGAAATCCGCAAGACATGGGAAAAGGTGGCAGCGGAAACCCTGCGTCTGGATGTAATCCCTCCTGCGTTTGAGCAACTCCGTCGGAAAAGAAACCGCCGTAAACCCGTGCCCTATGAACTCATTCCGGGTTCGCTGGCGCGTATGTTGTGCGCCGACTGGTGGTATCGGAAATTATGGAAGATGCGTTGCGAATGGCGGGAAGAGCAGTTGCGTGCTGTCTGCCTGGTCAGCAAAAAAGCATCTCCCTATGTCAGCTATGAAGCCGTGATGCATAAACGTGAGCAGCGCCGTAAGTCGCTGGAGTTTTTCCGTTCTCATGAACTGGTGAACGAAGACGGCGACACGCTGGACATGGAGGATGTGGTAAACGCCAGCAGCAGCAACCCGGCGCATCGCCGCAATGAGATGATGGCCTGTGTTAAAGGTCTGGAGCTTATCGCGGAAATGCGCGGTGACTGCGCCGTTTTCTACACCATCACCTGTCCGTCACGTTTCCATTCCACGCTCAATAACGGCAGACCAAACCCGACCTGGACAAACGCGACGGTAAGACAAAGCAGCGATTATCTGGTCGGCATGTTTGCTGCATTTCGTAAGGCGATGCACAAAGCCGGGTTGCGCTGGTATGGCGTGCGGGTGGCTGAGCCGCATCATGACGGCACAGTTCACTGGCACCTGTTGTGTTTCATGCGCAAAAAAGACCGCCGTGCCATCACTGCATTACTGCGTAAGTTTGCCATCCGTGAAGACCGCGAGGAGCTGGGCAATAACACTGGGCCGCGCTTTAAGTCTGAGTTGATTAACCCGCGCAAAGGAACGCCAACAAGCTACATCGCGAAATACATCAGTAAGAACATTGACGGGCGTGGTCTGGCTGGCGAGATCAGCAAGGAAACGGGGAAATCCCTGCGTGATAATGCTGAATACGTTAATGCCTGGGCGTCTCTGCATCGTGTTCAGCAATTCCGCTTCTTTGGCATTCCGGGGCGTCAGGCTTACCGTGAACTGCGATTGCTGGCTGGTCAGGCGGCAAGGCAACAGGGGGACAAAAAAGCAGGTGCGCCGGTACTGGATAACCCACGCCTTGATGCCATCCTGGCTGCTGCTGATGCTGGTTGTTTTGCCACCTACATCATGAAGCAGGGCGGCGTACTGGTTCCCCGCAAATATCACCTCATCAGAACCGCTTATGAAATCAACGAAGAGCCGACCGCCTATGGCGATCACGGCATTCGTATTTATGGCATCTGGTCACCTATTGCAGAGGGCAAGATCTGCACTCATGCCGTGAAGTGGAAAATGGTTCGTAAGGCCGTTGATGTTCAGGAGGCGGCAGCCGACCAGGGCGCTTGCGCCCCTTGGACTCGTGGCAATAACTGTCCCCTTGCTGAAAATTTGAACCAACAGGAGAAAGATAAATCAGCTGATGGGGACACCAGAACGGACATTACCCGCATGGATGACAAGGAGTTGCACGATTACCTGCACAGTATGAGCAAAAAAGAGCGCCGGGAACTGGCAGCAAGGTTACGCTTGGTTAAACCGAAACGGCGTAAAGACTACAAACAGCGAATTACAGACCATCAGCGACTGCAGCTCGTCTATGAGCTGAAGTCCAGAGGATTTGATGGCAGCGAGAAAGAGGTCGATTTACTCCTTCGCGGCGGCAGTATTCCGTCAGGAGCAGGCTTGCGTATCTTCTATCGGAACCAGCGTTTGTGGGAAGATGATAAGTGGCGGAACCTGTATTAATTACGCGGATTAACAATTCGTGCTCTTAATAATACCAGGCATATCAGGCTGATGAACGTAAAAAAACGTTTTACATCAGTAAGATTATTATATACTGTAAATATAAACAGTGGTTATGCATACAGTATTGCTTGTGGTGTCATAGGAGGAAAAATGCAGGACTATTTTTTGGAGTCTTTGAAGCTCCAGCGCATTGATTTTTTTCTTAAGCTTGTAGCGGCTAGTGAGTGTAGTGATGAAGAGAAGGGGCTGGCTCTGCAGTGGGTTTCAGAGCTGACTGATGAGTTGATGGCGAAAATTCGTGCCCATGAATATAACCGTGTAATGGATCTTCTCGGTTAGCAGCAGGGGCGTTGCTGGCGTGAGAACTAGATTCTCGCGTCAGCAAGGTCAACTAAGGATTGAAACAGAAAGCCCTTGAAAACAGTAGCAAGTTGCCTATTATCTACGCTGTATTTAATCGATGTCATTGGCTGTAATACCTTAAGTGATATTGAAAGGCGGTGTGGGGAATGGATCTGGCTAAAGTTGAAGAACGCGTCCGAAGAGTCATAGGGACAATGGAGTCTGCCGAGCTTGATGAATATTTTTGGGGTAAGCGCTCGGGTTTGGGAGACTCATTACCTCCGTATTATCTCGTTTATTTTCTTTTGGTAGATTTACTGAAATTTAAAAATCGTGGGGTTGATGAGAAGATTTCTTTTTCTATCCCAGTCCGGATTGATGGGACTGTCGTAATTATAGAACATCGTAAACTTGGTTTAGATATATTTATCAAGAGTGATGATGATATAGAGCAAGCTAAAACTGTTTTGAGACATATTTGCGCAGGGGTTAAAGCTGCTACGAATTTTTTTGACTCGCTTGCAGACAATGCAGCAAAGACTTCAAATCTAAATGTTAATAACAATGCTAATTCTCTTTATGATAGGTTTTGCTATTTTTTAGAGCTATATAAACAGAAGCTTGATGAAGTTGCTGCTGGCCAAGAGTCTAAACTGGAAGTTGATAGTGAGTTTAAGTCTGATAATTTTTTCAGCCTGTTACAATCCACTTTTGAACAATCAAATAAGATAATTGAACTCCGAAGAGAGGCTATGTGGTTAGCAACGTCTGCAATTGAGTCATTTTTCAATTGGACCGAGCATGTTTTCATTCTTATTGCAATCTTGAAGGGTGAGATAAAAAATGGGAATGATGTGGCTGATAAAGTTGGAAAAGAATGGGGGGAGAAATTCAAATTAGCCATTGATATTAACTCTTCCAGTCTAAAATTGTTCTATGATCGTTTACTTATACTCAGAAAACAGGTGCGTAATTTTGTAGCCCATGGCGCCTTCGGTAAGGATGGGCAAGCATTGGAATTTCACTCAAGTGTAGGGGCTGTGCCACTATTGCTGCCTCATCGAGAAAATAAAGAACGTTTCAAGTTTGGAAATGGTGTGCATTTTTTGGCACCTGAAGCAATGCAATTAATTAACGATTTTCTTGAAAATTTGTGGCAGGGAGAACTGTCCCCAGCAAAAATTTATATTGAATCTGGATGTCCTTTAATACTATCTTACGTAACTAATGGAACCTATGCGGAGGCGATGAAATCAGAAAGGAATATGGACTTATTTGTTAATTACTTAACTCGTGAGATGGATAATGCCGCAAACATGGATTGGTAAACTCTAGGTGTGGGTTACAAACACACAAAAAATCTTCCTGAGTTAGGTGTTATCCCAACCCAAGGCTGTGTCAGGAAAACTTCATATGGCGCATGAGATCGCATGATAGTATGACGATCGTTTTCGCTGATGCCAGCCAGAACTGGCGTGCTTTTGCTTATGTCATGCAGGTGCATGAAAACCACTACATAAAGTGGGCAGGCGTGGCGGGGATACGATTGCGCGCAGAAGATTATTATTGGTACACTGTCGGTGACTCTCTACGCAGATCTTACACATTAATTTCTAATGGGGCATGCTATGATCTTTCTAAGTCATAATCACCGTGACAAAAGGTTTGTAAGTGTTATAGCGGAAAAACTAGCAGATGTTTATGGGCGTGATAACGTATTCTACGATTCTTGGTCTATCCAACCCGGAGAGGGTATTATTGACAAGATGAATTTAGGAATGGAGAATGTATCGTTCTTTTTCTTTTTTGTCACAGAAAATAGTTTGGCAAGTAACATGGTAAAAATGGAATGGCAAAATGCTTTAATTAAGGCATCGTCCGGGAAGTGTAAATTTATACCAATACGTTGCCAGAATATATCCTTGCCTGCTCTGCTTACTCAAACGCTATATATTGATCTTTATTCGTATGGGATCGATGTGGCAATAAGACAAATTATAGATGTCATTAATCAACAAAATACGTATATTCCTAATCCTGAGAAGTATTCAAACCTCTCCTATGATATTAAGGATGGTGATGGGGGTAAGATAGTGAAATTATCAGCAATGGATTTTTTAGAACCAATTGCTGATTTTATGATGATTATGGATAATACAATTAAGCATGATGATGTTGTTGTTATGGTCAATGGAGAAAGCACATTCACTCAGGGGTTTATTGAAAATGCATCTTTAGAAAATGGTATGAAAGTAAGTGGTGCCACTGTTGGCCTAAATCGGGGGTTAACACCAACGATGCCAATGTATGTTTCTCTTAGGTTAAAGGATGGTTCACCTTTGAATATATTTGCGGTGCTACATCGAGTAAGTACCGAGCGTTATGCTCCTATACCACATAAAGCCGATGATGCCTTTAGAGTAAAATAAAAAGCAATATGGTGGCTATATAATTAAGGCCACCAATTTATATCTCATAAACAATAGGATGAAAATGCAATAACTTTCTCACCCAGCCAATGGTTTAACTCCTCCATGCGTTTCTGTAATGGCAAAAGTTCATTGCGCACAAACACATTTGCGGCCTTCTCCACATCCCCAAACCCTCCAACATTATTAGGCATAATCCCCATCATTTGCGGCGGCACGCGGTGCGCAGCCATCATGTCATCGCGGCTCACGTTCTTGATATTCAAAAACTCATCCTTCGCCGCCACCTCTGACAACGGGATAATCTGAAGCCCGTCCTTTTTGCCGTTAGGCGAGTACATAAACAGGTTGCGGAAGTTACCCGGACCTTTGGCACTTTTCATTGCATTGCGGAGGTTGTTCACGTCCTCCTGGTTCTGCGCAGCATCGGTCATGTACATGATGAAGCCTGCATGACTACCGTTAATGTAATACTTGCGGCGGAACAGCGTGGCGGACTCATTGAGCAGGGCGGACGGAATGGCAGAAAGATAGCCGGGCAGGCCGTAGATCTCCTGGTTAATGTCCGGTTCCATCAGATGAAAAATGCTGCCTTTCGTGAACTGATACGGCTGGGTTGTCATACCGTATTGCACAAACCAGTAGGTATCCAGGTCTAACCCGCGTCGGGTGTATTTTGCCAGAGCAGGCTCAAGGGCGATAACTTCACCGAAGCGGTTCGTGCGTTTCTCCAGGTAGGCGTTACCAAATACCAGATAGTCCTGCACAAAACGTGAAAAAGCCTGCTGGCTGAGCAGCGGGTGAGGGATGTAGGTACTGGTCAGAATGTTGCATTTCACCGCAATTGGTGAACTGTGATGCACGGCGGCGCGGAAGGTGCGCGCCAGTCCGTCAAAGCTTACTGGCGGCTCATACCAGCGATCTGTCTGTACGCATTCCACATAGTCCAGCAGTTCTCGGCGGTCCAGAACAGGAACGGGATCGCCGAAGCTGAATGCTTCGGCTGTAGTTTGACTTTTAAGCTGGATCTGTTTCGTCGCCGCAGCGCGGTTCTTCTTACTCTTTCCCATCAAAAAATCTCCACAATATTGCTGGTATTGGCGGACTCGCCTTGCAGCGGTTCGTTAAACAGTGCGTGCATTGTTGCCCAGGCCAGATCGGCATGGCTGGCTTCTTCGCTGCGGCTGGCTTCATAGGTCGGGCGGTTGCCGCTGGCGGTGGTGGCGCGACGGATTGCCATGAATGACTGCGCAATGTCGGTGTGTCCGGCGTCAAACTCCAGACGGCGGTGGCTGATAATGTCGTAGGCCTTGAGCACCAGGGCGTTTTTAACGTTGGGGTTGTAGACAAACTCCCGGACGGCAGGAAAGAATGCTTTCACGTTCTCGTAAACCCCGTGACCAACGCCGGTTGAGTCGATACCGATATAAGTCACGTTGTACTGTTCGGTCAGTTTTTTGATGGCGTCAGCCTGAGCGCGGAAGTCCATCCCGCGCCACTGGTGACGCTCAAGAATGCGGAATTTACCGCCCGGTACGGCTGGCGGTGCCACCACCACGCATCCGGCACTGTCGCCGTTCTGAGTACCTTTTGCGGGGTCATAACCGATCCATACTTCGCGCCAGCCAAACGGGCGCAGGGCCAGTGCATGAAAGTCGGTCCAGACTTCCCAGCTGTCCACCATGCACGCCTGACCGAAGTGCTGGAATGGCGGTATAAAGCGATTCAGAGAAGCGGGGCCAACGATGAGTGATAACAACCTGCGTCTGCAGGTCATTCTTAATGCGGTTGACAAGCTCACCCGCCCATTTCGATCTGCGCAGGCCAGTTCAAGAGAACTGGCTGCTGCTGTCAAAAAATCCCGCGATGCAATAAAGCAGCTTGATCAGGCCGGGAGCAGTCTGGACAGCTTCCGAAAGCTGCAGGCAGAAAATCAGAAATTAGGCGACAGGCTGAACTATGCCCGCCAGCGTGCAAATTTGCTCAGTCAGGAACTGGGAGCGATGGGGCCGCCTTCGCAACGTCAGGTTGTTGCTCTGGGCCGTCAACGGCTGGCTGTTCAGCGCCTGGAAGAACGCCAGAAAAAGCTGCAGCAGCAGACGGCGCTTGTGCGTGCTGAACTGTACCGGGCGGGAATTTCTGCGAAAGACGATGCGGGAGCAACTGCCCGTTTAGCCCGTGAAACATCACGTTATAACCAGGAACTTTCGAAACAGGAGGCGCGGCTGAAGCGACTGGGGGAAGCTCAGCGCAGGATGAATGCAGCGCGTGCCAGTTATGCCCGTTCGCTGGAGGTGCGTGATCGTATTGCAGGTGCCGGAGCCACCACCACGGCTGCAGGGCTGGCAATGGGTGCGCCAGTGATGGCGGCAGTAAAAAGCTATACCAGCATGGAAGATGCCATGAAAGGTGTGGCAAAGCAGGTCAATGGTCTGCGTGACGATAATGGCAACCGCACTGCACGTTTTTATGAAATGCAGGATGCCATCAAGGCTGCCAGCGAACAGTTGCCGATGGAAAACGGTGCGGTGGACTTCGCTGCACTGGTTGAAGGTGGTGCGCGCATGAACGTCGCAAACCCTGACGACAGCTGGGAAGATCAGAAACGTGACCTGCTGGCCTTCGCCAGTACGGCAGCAAAGGCGGCAACAGCCTTTGAGCTGCCAGCGGATGAACTGTCAGAAAGTCTGGGGAAAATCGCCCAGCTCTACAAAATCCCCACCCGCAATATTGAACAGCTCGGTGATGCGCTGAACTATCTGGATGATAACGCCATGTCGAAAGGGGCAGACATCATTGATGTGATGCAACGTCTGGGCGGTGTGGCTGACCGTCTGGATTATCGTAAAGCGGCGGCGCTGGGTTCCACCTTCCTGACACTGGGCGCTGCGCCAGAGGTTGCAGCCAGTGCAGCAAACGCGATGGTGCGTGAATTGTCCATTGCCACCATGCAAAGCAAGAGTTTCTTTGAAGGGATGAATCTGCTGAAACTCAATCCTGAAGTGATTGAAAAGCAGATGACGAAGGATGCGATGGGAACCATCCAGCGCGTGCTGGAGAAGGTAAACGCGCTGCCGCAGGACAAGCGCCTGTCTGCCATGACTATGTTGTTTGGTAAAGAGTTTGGCGATGACGCGGCGAAACTGGCAAACAACCTGCCGGAACTGCAGCGTCAGTTAAAACTGACAGCGGGCAATGATGCGCTTGGCTCCATGCAGAAAGAATCCGACATTAACAAGGATTCACTTTCTGCGCAGTGGTTGCTGGTCAAAACCGGAGCGCAGAACACCTTCAGCAGCCTGGGCGAAACGCTGCGCCAGCCGCTGATGGATATTCTGTACACGGTGAAAAGCATCACGGGAGCGTTGCGCCGCTGGGTGGAAGCTAACCCGGAACTGACAGGCACACTGATGAAAGCATCGGCTGTTGTGGCTGCGGTTACCGTCGGCCTCGGCACCTTAGCGGTGGCGCTGGCTGCAGTGCTGGGGCCGCTGGCAGTGATCCGTCTGGGATTCTCTGTGTTGGGTATCAAAACGTTATCTTCCGTTACGGCAGCAGTAACTCGAACCAGCAGCGCGTTGTCCTGGCTGGCTGGCGCACCACTGGCACTGCTGCGACGCGGGCTTGCTTCATCGGGCAACGCCGCAGGTTTACTTACTGCGCCGTTGTCGTCTTTGCGCCGCACGGCATCACTGACGGGAAATGTCCTGAAAACTGTAGCAGGTGCGCCGGTTGCACTTTTGCGGTCTGGATTATCCGGTTTACGTGCTGTTGCTGTGATGTTTATGAATCCTCTGGCGGTACTGCGCGGTGGACTGGCCGCCGCAGGCACGGTGCTGCGAGTACTGGCATCTGGTCCACTGGCGATGCTGCGCGTTGCCCTGTATGCCATATCTGGTCTGTTAGGTGCTCTGCTCAGTCCGATAGGTCTTGTGGTTACTGCACTGGCGGGCGTGGCGCTGGTTGTCTGGAAATACTGGCAACCCATCACCGCATTTCTCGGTGGCGTGGTGGAAGGATTCAAAGCGGCGGCAGGTCCCATCAGTGCAGCGTTCGAACCGCTTAAGCCCGTGTTCCAGTGGATTGGCGACAAAGTGCAGGCGCTGTGGGGCTGGTTTACTGATCTGCTGACGCCCGTTAAGTCGACCTCTGCCGAACTGCAGAGCGCAGCGGCAATGGGGCGGCGATTCGGGGAGGCACTGGCGGAAGGGCTGAATATGGTCATGCATCCGCTGGACTCCCTGAAATCCGGCGTTTCCTGGTTGCTGGAGAAGCTCGGCATTGTCAGTAAAGAGGCCGCAAAGGCAAAACTGCCGGAAAGCGTGACGCGTCAGCAACCTGCGACGGTGAATGCAGACGGTAAAGTGATGATGCCATCGGGTGGTTTTCCATCATGGGGATATGGCTTTGCGGGGATGTATGACAGCGGCGGCTATATCCCGCGCGGGCAGTTTGGCATCGTCGGTGAAAACGGGCCGGAAATTGTTAACGGCCCGGCAAATGTGACCAGCCGGAGAAATACAGCTGCACTGGCTGCCGTTGTTGCCGGAATGATGGGCGTTGCTGCCGCGCCTGCAGAGCTTCCACCGTTGCACCCTTTGGCACTTCCCGCGAAAGGCGGCGAAGCGATGGTGAGTCGTGCAGCCACTGTGCCGCCCGTTCAACGGATTGAGGCACCGATGCAGATCATCATTCAGACGCAGCCAGGACAAAGTGCGCAGGATATTGCGCGGGAGGTGGCCCGCCAGCTTGATGAACGTGAACGCAGGCTGAAGGCAAAAGCCAGGAGTAACTACAGCGATCAGGGGGGATACGACGCATGATGATGGTGCTGGGATTGTACGTGTTTATGCTGCGCACCGTGCCGTATCAGGAGCTGCAGTATCAACGCAGCTGGCGACATGCGGCAAACAGCCGGGTAAACCGACGTCCGTCCACGCAGTTTCTGGGACCGGACAACGACATGCTGACGCTTTCCGGTGTTCTTATGCCGGAGATAACAGGTGGCAGGCTGTCGTTGCTGGCACTGGAGCAGATGGCAGAACAGGGGAAAGCATGGCCCCTGATTGAAGGCAGCGGCACGATTTATGGCATGTATGTGATTGAGGGACTGAATCAGACTAAAACGGAGTTTTTCCGCGACGGTATGCCGCGCCGGATTGAGTTCACCCTGTCGCTCAAAAGGGTGGATGAATCATTGTCCGATATGTTCGGTGATCTCAGTGCGCAACTGAATAATCTGCAGGACACGGCAACGTCTGCCTTAAGCGATATCAGTAAAACGGTGGGAGGGCTGCTGTCGTGAATTTCAGCTCTGAACTGCTTAACAAAGGCAACAAAACTCCCGCATTCAGCATCAGTATTGAGGGCAGGGATATCACCACTGTGCTGGATAACCGCCTGATGAGTCTGACGCTGACGGATAATCGGGGCTTTGAAGCGGACCAGCTTGATCTGGAGCTGGACGACGCCGATGGAAAAATAGCGCTGCCGCGCCGTGGTGCGGTCATTACGCTGGCGCTGGGCTGGAAGGGGCAGCCGCTTTTCCCGAAAGGGGCATTCACGGTGGACGAGATTGAACACACTGGCGCACCGGACCGCCTGACTATCCGGGCGCGAAGTGCTGATTTTCGGGAAACGCTGAATACCCGCCGTGAAAAGTCGTGGCACAAGACCACTGTCGGGGAAGTGGTGAAGGAAATAGCTGTGCGGCACAAACTGAAGATGGCACTGGGTAAAGACCTGTCAGATAAACCCGTGGAACATATAGACCAGACCAATGAGAGTGACGGCAGTTTTCTGATGCGGCTGGCGCGCCAGTACGGTGCTATTGCGTCGGTGAAAAATGGCAATCTGTTATTCATCCGGCAGGGACAGGGTAAAAGCGCCAGCGGTAAACCACTACCGGTGATCACTATCACACGTAAGGACGGCGACAGTCACCGCTTTACCCTGGCAGATCGCGGAGCCTATACGGGCGTAATTGCCAGTTGGTTGCATACCCGCGAACCCGCGAAGAAAGAAAGCACCACGGTGAAGCGTAAGCGCAGGACTAAGAAGCAGAAGAAAGAGCCGGAAGCGAAGCAGGGCGATTACCTGGTGGGTACGGATGAAAACGTGCTGGTACTTAATCGCACTTATGCCAACCGGAGCAACGCCGAACGAGCGGCGAAAATGCAGTGGGAACGCCTGCAACGCGGCGTTGCGTCATTCTCGCTACAACTGGCGGAAGGGCGGGCAGATCTCTACACGGAAATGCCCGTGAAGGTCAGTGGCTTTAAACAGCCGATAGATGATGCGGAATGGACCATTACGACTCTGACACATACCGTCAGCCCGGATAACGGTTTTACGACCAGTCTGGAGCTTGAAGTGAGGATTGATGATTTCGAAATGGAATGATTCTTCGCAATGGAGAGCTTTTAAGTTTGCAAAATGGAATAATACGGTATCATTATTGTGAATTTAGCAAAAATGGGGAGAACTCGAAAAATGATGATTTGCCCACTGTGTGGAAGTGCCGCCCATACTCGCAGCAGTTTTCAGGTATCTTCATTGACCAAAGAGCGTTACAACCAGTGCCAGAACATTAACTGCAGCCATACTTTTGTTACCCATGAAACTTTTGTTCGTTCGATTGCAACGCCAAAAGAGTCAAATCCGGTTCAGCCGCATCCAATGAAATCAGGACAGGTGGCGCTCTCTCTTTGACGCTGCCGCCATTTTGTCGCCATCGTTAAAAAACAGTGCTTCTAACATCATGATTTTAAACAGTATAAATTTCAGGCAACAAAAAACCCATCAACCTTGAACCGAAATGGCGGGGTTGATGGGCTCCACAAAATGGGGACATCAAAGAAAAGCAGTGGCACTAATTAAGACTGATGCCCTGCGGAAAAGTTCTGCGGTTGTGCAAAAAAATTTCATTTTCAGGGCAACTTCAGTTTTATCCTAATCCTGGCCATACCATGACGATGATTGTCCCTGCCAGCGTCAGCAGGACGTTGGCGATTGCATAGGTGCCCGCATAGCCCAGCGCCGGGATGTTACTGCGAGCTGTATCACTGATGATCTCCATTGCCGGCGCGCAGGTACGTGCGCCCATCATTGCGCCGAACAACAGCGCGCGGTTCATTCGCAATACATAAGCACCGAACAAGAAACAGATAACCACGGGCACCAGACTGACAATCAATCCGGCAATCAACATCTGACCGCCAATCGCGCCCAGGCCGTTATTAATACCGCTACCGGCGCTCAGACCAACGCCTGCCATAAACACCATCAAGCCGAACTCTTTCACCATGCTTAATGCACCCTGCGGAATGTAACCGAAGGTCGGGTGGTTAGCACGCATAAAGCCCAGCATAATTCCGGCGAATAACAACCCGGCAGCGTTCCCCATGCCGAAACTGAATGTGCTGAACTGGAAGGTGATCATCCCGATCATCAGCCCAATAACAAAGAAGGCGCAGAATGCCAGCAGGTCAGTGACCTGGCTGTGAATCGAGATAAAGCCGATGCGATCGGCGATGGTTTTTACGCGGCGGGCATCGCCGCTGACTTGTAAAACGTCACCTTTGTTAAGCACGACGTTGTCATCTATCGGCATCTCAATCTGGCTACGAATGACGCGGTTAAGGAAGCAACCGTGATCGGTCAACTTCAGTTGTGCGAGACGTTTACCTACAGCGTTATGGTTTTTAACGACCACTTCTTCAGTGACGATACGCATGTCGAGAAGGTCACGATCGAAAACTTCTTTACCGTTACGGAAGCTGGGATCGAGTCGGGCATGGGCGTCGGGATAGCCTACCAACGCTATTTCATCGCCCATTTGTAGCACGGCATCACCGTCTGGATTTGCCAGAATCCCGTTACGTCGAATACGTTCAATGTAGCAGCCGGTTTGTCGATAAATACCCAGTTCACGCAGATTTTTGCCGTCGGTCCAGGCCACCAGTTCCGGGCCGACGCGATAGGCGCGGATCACCGGTAAATAAACCTTACGGTTGGCATCAGTGTCCAGGCCACGTTCGCGGGCGATTTGCTGGGCGCTGGTCTGTAAGTCCTGATGCTGCAATTTCGGCAAGTAACGCGCACCAACAATCAAACTCACCAGACCGATTAAATAGGTTAAGGCATACCCGAGGCTCAGATTATCCAGTGCCAGTGAGAGCTGCCTGCTTTCCATGCCGGAATGACGCAGTGTATCGCCAGCACCGACCAGAACCGGTGTCGACGTCATAGAGCCTGCTAACATACCGGCCGTCAGGCCAATATCCCAGCCAAACAGCTTACCTAACCCTAAGGCGATCACCAGCGCACTGCCAACCATCACCAGTGCTAACATTAGGTAATTTTTCCCATCGCGAAAAAAAATGGAAAAAAAGTTCGGTCCGGCTTCGACCCCGACGCAGAAAATAAACAGCATAAAGCCAAGATTAAGCGCATCGGTGTTAATGCTGAAATGTTGTTGGCCTAATAACAGCGATACGACTAAAACGCCAATGGAATTACCCAGTTGGATCGAACCAAGTCGTAACTTTCCGAGACATAGCCCAAGCGCGAGGACCACAAATAATAACAGAATGTAATTCCCATTTAACAATTCGGCGACGTTTATATTCACGGAGGCTAACTTCTTGTTTACTAGTAAGCTGTTGAAAGAAATGGTAATTTACGATAATGTTTTTTACCAGAATTCAGGGCGCAGATTCATTCAGCGCACCTAAACGATAGTAAAGTAACAATATATTTTACTAGTGTAATCACATTAGGTATCAACGGCTATATGAATTGCGTTGGCCTATATTAGCATGGAATGCGAAGCGGCTTTATCTTACTGAACGCCACACTGGCGAAAAATGTGTTCGATAGACGCAGTGTCAGGAGGAACGAGTGAAACATAAACAACGTTGGGCGGGGGCAATCTGCTGTTTTGTCCTCTTCATTGTGGTGTGCCTTTTTCTGGCGACGCACATGAAAGGCGCTTTTCGGGCTGCCGGGCATCCTGAAATCGGCTTGCTATTTTTCATTCTTCCTGGAGCAGTCGCCAGCTTCTTTTCACAGCGTAGAGAAGTCCTGAAACCTCTGTTTGGCGCAATGCTGGCGGCACCCTGTTCGATGCTCATTATGCGGCTGTTTTTTTCACCGACGCGCTCATTCTGGCAAGAGCTGGCATGGTTACTAAGCGCGGTGTTCTGGTGTGCGCTGGGGGCACTGTGTTTCTTATTTATCAGTAGTTTGTTTAAACCACAGCACAGAAAAAATCAGTAAAGCCCTCAACGCGAGGGCTTGTCAGACGATCAGGCGTCCAGATTTTCTTTCACCCATGCAGCAAAATCGGTATAGCCGCCGATATGTTGCTGATCGACAAAAATCTGCGGCACGGTTTCTACGGGTTTACCTGCCTTTTGTTGTAGATCTTCTTTAGTGATCCCTTCCGCACGAATATCTACATACTGATACTGAAAATCATCGCGTTCATTGCTCAATTTCTCAGCCAGATCTTTTGCACGCACACAGTAAGGGCAACCCGAACGACCAAAAATAACGGTTTGCAT